TCTAATTTACATATGAAAAATTTAGACCAAGCCACAACACCTAATGTTGAAATTTTTGGGGAGAGTGAAATAGAAAAACATATTATGAGACTCGTAGAAAAACACATCACACCAAAAATGTCTAAAAAAGATTTTGAAAACCTTTTAGAAGGTGACACAAAAACTGCTCCGGCAAAACCAAAGGTTAGCCCGGGGACAAAACCAAAACATCCTTTTCAACCTGACCCTGATAAAAAAGGTGCACCAAAGGCTATGAAAAAAGAGATGGATGAAGATACAAAAACTGCTCCGGCAAAACCAAAGGTTAGTCCTGGTACAACACCAAAACATCCTTTTGCTCCGGACCCAAGTAAACAAGGTGCTCCAAAAGCGATTAAAAGAGAGTTACCAAGTTTTTTAAAATTTAATGAGTTAGGTCTTTAATCAATATAGTTATGAGCGTAAATTTAAAAATGGAGAAAATATTAAAAGTCAAAAGTGACTTAGATAAAAAATTGGTTAACGAAGGATTAACTAATAACCAACAAACTATGTTAAACGAAATTAATCGTCGTTTAAATGAGGCTCCTGTTAGTTATGAAGGACCTGAAAGAATGGAACCGGGAATTGAAAATCAAATCCAACAAAAAAGAACTCCATACGCTGAACATCCTGCGTTACCACAAGATGATGATAGAGATTTTGTTGAGATGATATCTTCACAAAGATTTAAAGACTCTGTTGATAAAGTAAGAAGATTTTTAGGTGATACTACACCAATTCAAGGAGATAATCCAATGATGGGACTAATGAGTTCTGTAATGAACAGTTTACAACAAATTAAAAGAGTTGAGGTTCAAAATAAAGAATATCTTGAAAACTTAGCAGTTAATTTAGTTAAGAAAGAGTTAGGTATTCCTGAAGGACAATTACAATTTGATGTTGAGTTAGTTAGTGGTCCAATGGGAGCGTCTGAAGGGATGCAAACACAACCTGAACAACCGGATGAAGAAGAAGTAGAAGAGGCGTTCAAAGAAGGTGAAGAACACCAAGAAGAAATAGAAGACTTTATGGATTCTATGGAAAAATTCAATTTAGAGAAAGCGAAAAGAAGAATGATTAATTCATTAGTTCAAGGAGCGGCATTTAAAGGTGGTCATATGTATACGTTAGTTAGTGATGAAATAAATAGATTAAGTCCAAACTTATTAAATTTATATGGTGTAACACAATCACTAATGGAGCACTTATATTGGTTATATCCTGATATGGAAGGAATGGCCGGTTCAGGTGGTGGTCAAATGGGGCAATCAGAATCTGACCCTGAAACTGACCCACCAACAATTAAAGCAAAGGCATTTACCTTCCCGTTATTGGTACACGAGATAGTTAAAGGTATTTATTCATTATATGGTGACCAAGGTTTACCAAACGACCCTGTTCAAAGAAGTATGGTTGTTGGTGCTGAAGATACATTACCAGCAGAAATATGGGATTCAAGATTAGGTCCAATATTTTGGGAAAAATTTAGAGAGGCTTGGCCTGACAAATTATATGAAGACGACCAAAGACACCTTCAACAATATTTATTTATGAAATTGTCTCAATTAGAGGCGAAAGATTTTATGGTATTAGCAAAAGCTATTATAGCCGATAAACCAGAAGCAAAAGAGGTAATAAATAGAATGGTTAACGAAATCGTTGAAATCCTTAAAAAACACGAATATGAATCAAAAATGTCAGATGACGAAGATGGTGAGGATGATAGTGAAAATTATGGGGATTACGGATTTGATGACTTAGATGACTTAGACGATATTGATTTATCTGCGTTAGGATTCTAAAAATTACCGACAACATTATGTATGTCGAATTTAACAAGAGAACAAGTACTAATAGAGTACGTAAAATGTAATAGAGATGTTGAATACGCACTTAAAACGTATTTAGAAACATATGATAACACGGTTAAAAAATATGTTCCGTTGGAACTTTTCCCTGACCAATTATCATTACTCAAAGATTACGAAGAATACAATGAAAATATAGCATTAAAATACAGACAGGCCGGGGTATCAACAGTTACCGCGGCTTGGATGTCTAAAAAACTAGTGTTCGCAAGAAAAGAAACTCCCGAAAAAATATTGATTATTGCCAACAAGTTGGATACATCATTGGAGATGGCGAACAAAATTAAAGCGTTTGTTGCACAATGGCCATCTTGGACAGGGGTGGATTTTGACAAAGCAAAAAATTCCCAAAAACATTACAAGTTAACAAACGGGTGTGAGGTTAAAGCCGTTGCAACATCTAAGGATGCCTTGCGTGGATTTACACCGACCATACTTGTATTTGATGAGGCGGCGTTTATCGAGGCCGATAGTGATTTCTGGTCTGCCTGTATGGCGTCCCTATCTACAGGGGGTAAAGTAATTGTGGTTTCAACACCTAACGGATACGACCCAATTTATTATGAGATATACGACCAAGCGTTACGTAGTATGAATGATTTCAAAATTACGGAAATGTTTTGGTACCGTGACCCACGTTATACCAAAGATTTATTTTTAGTTAAAACTAATGATATTATTCATTATCTTTTAAATAAAGAAGATTATAAACCTGAAGAATTTATTGATTGGACAAAAATACCATATAGAGATAGAAACTATGTAGAATTAAGAGTTCTTATGGATGCCGGATACAAACCTTGTTCATCTTGGTTTGAAGCGATGGTGAAAAAATTAAAATACGATAAACGTAAAGTATCTCAGGAGTTAGAATGTAACTTCTTAGGTTCCGGAGATAACGTATTTGATTCTCTTATGATGCAAGACATCCGTGAAAATCAAATCAAAGAACCTGTTCAGAAATTAATGGGTAATGCTCTTTGGATTTGGAAGGAACCAGTTGTTGGACACAAATACATTATGGGTGTTGACGTTTCCCGTGGGGATTCTGAAGATTTTAGTTCATTCCAAATTATAGATTTTGATGAAATGGAACAAGTTGCAGAATTTGTTGGAAAACTACCACCCGATACTATGGCGGAAGTTTGTCACAAATGGGCAACCATATATTCTTGTTTTATTGTAATTGATATCACCGGTGGTATGGGTGTTGCGACATCTAGAAAATTACAAGAAATGAATTATCGTGATTTATATGTCGATGGTGTGGATGTTTCAAATAAATGGAAATACGACCCAGCAGCTGCAGATAAAATTCCGGGATTAAACTTTAATAATAAAAGGGTTCAAATTATTGCCTCGTTTGAAGAGGCGATGAGACATAAATTTAGAATTTATAGTTCTCGTTTAAATAATGAGATGAATACCTTTGTATATATCAACGGTCGACCTGACCACCAAAAAGGACATCACGATGACTTAATTATGTCAATTGCGATGGCCACTTACGTTGCGGAATCTTCATTTAGTAAATTGACGAAGGTTACCGAACATACAAAAGCGATGTTAGATTCTTGGTCTGTTAATAATAATGACGCCATTAAAGAAGGTATTAATTTTGACCCTGTGATACCTATGTATCAAAATAGAGTTAACCAATTCGGGGGTCAACAAGTCAGTAAAGACGATTATGCAAAATATGGCTGGTTATTTGGAGTTAGGTAATATTTATCAAATAAAGAATAATGGGTTTAACGGAAAGAAAAAAGTCAGGTAGAATATTTGACGGGTCATTACTTAATGTCCCGGGCCAAGGAATATTGACCAAAAAAATTCAATCTTCATTTACAAAAAATTTACCTTATCGACCTGAAGTTGTACCACCTGCGCCTACACCATCTGTTACACCAACACAATTATTACCTTGTGACTTTACAGGTGTGGACATTACTACACAGACACCTACACCAACTCCAACAGTTACCCCAACTCCAACAATCACTCAAACACCGACAATTACTCCAACGGAAACCCCAACAAACACACCAACTAACACTGTAACTCCGACAGAGACACCTACAAATACTCCGACAGAGACGCCAACAAATACTCCAACAAATACGTTAACACCAACAAATACGTTAACGCCAACAATTACGTTAACACCAACAATTACACCAACAAATACGTTAACACCAACATATACTCCAACTCCAACGGTAACCCCTGCGGAATGTAGTATTTCATTAGATAATGTGACATATGTTTCAGGAACAACTTGGGCTTATTACTTTACTAATTTACCATTAAATTGTGAACAATTATTCTTATCATATTCATTAGATAACGATAATTGGACTTCAATTGAAGTTAATGATTGTTTTACAAATCCGGCTTTTTACGATATTGGGATATCCGCAAGTTTTATTTATTTTAGAATAACTCAAGAATGTGGAGGTTACCCTGTAACATCAAATGTTTTTACTAATTGTTTTGGATGTGGTCTTTATCAATTAAACGGTGGTGTAGGAACATCAGGTAATTCAGAATTTGAATTTATACCTTGTGGCGGTTCAATACCTGAAACAGTATTAATTCCATTATCTCCATTAGGAAATATTGACTATGTATGTGCTGAATGTTCTTACGGAGTTGTTAAAATAAGTGCAACAGGTAGCGTGTTTTTAGAAGAAACTTGTTTCGCTCCTTTACCTAGTCGTACACCAACACCGACACCAACAGTTACTTTAACTCCAACAAATACGTTGACACCGACAGTTACAGAAACTCCTACAAATACACCTACAAATACTCCAACTGAAACACCTACAAATACCCCAACAAATACACCTACGATAACATTAACTGTAACACCAACAGGAACAGTTGGTGCGACTGTAACACCAACTGAAACACCAACAAATACGCCTACAAATACTCCAACAGAAACTATACAACCTACATCTACACCTACTCCAACAGAAACTCCGACAAATACACCTACGATAACATTAACTGTAACACCAACAGGAACGCCTGGTGCAACAGTAACACCAACTGAAACTCCAACAGCGACACCAACTGAAACTCCAACAAATACACCTACGAGTTCAATTCCACCTACGCCTACATTAACAGCAACACCAACAGAAACTCCAACAAATACTCCGACTAATACTGTAACACCAACAAATACGCCAACATATACACCGACAAATACACCGACAAATACTCCAACGAGTTCAATTCCGGCAACCGCGACACCGACAAATACACCGACAAATACGGTAACACCAACATTAACACCGACAAATACACCTACAAATACTGTAACACCAACAAATACTCCAACATATACACCGACAAATACACCTACAAATACTGAAACACCGACACCGACACCGACACCGACTGAAACAGAACCTTCTGGTTGTGTATGTTACACAGTTTATTATACCGGACCTCCACCACCTCCAGAGCCGTATATTGGTTCTACAAGCGGAACATATATTAATTGTTCGGGAGCTACAGTTGGTTGGAATGTAGGAGATGGGGAATTTGGACCAACCTCAGTTGATATTTGTACTCAAAGTGAAGGTAGTATTACAATAACCGGTGGTGATGAACTCTCAGGATGGGACCCAGCGCTAGAGGATTGTTGTTCACCAACACCAGTTTTATGCGTAACAGACTTTCAATATAATACAACACAATCAGGAGCTTGTAACGCACCATTTCTTGACTTTAATTGTGCCGATGATTGCAATTTATGTTCAGCAACAATGTTAAATCAGGGTGACGGAATGGGTAATTGTACTTTAACTCCTGCAATTGCGGGGTACTACAGTGATGGTTCATTCGTTGCATATTGGGATGGTACCTCATTTGGACCTTGTGAATTATGTTTTGGATGTTTAGTTTCCGATACCTTAATAACATTATCAGACGGGTCAACTAAACTAATACAAGATGTTCAAGTGAATGATGTTCTTAAATCTATTGATGTGTCAGGAATGCCACAACCATCAAACGAATGGTACTCTTGGAGTAGTGATACCTTAAATTATGTTGATTCAACATCAACAGTGATTAATGTTTCAACATATGAATTTAATTCGGTTATTAACATTAATAATGGTAGATTAATCGCAACTAAATCACATAACCACGTTGTTAAACAAAATGGTGTGTGGTATATTAAAACGACATCAGAATTAAACGTTGGTGATGTATTATTAGATATTGATAATACTGAATTTGAAATTACTTCATTAGTTATAATTACAGAACAAACAACGGTATATGATGTTAATGTTAATAACAGTAATCTATATTTTGCAAATAATGTATTAACACATAATAAAGACGAACCATTTGACCCATAAATAAAGTATTTATATTTTTCAAATAATGTCTTAACGCATAATAAGTAATGTCAGGATGTATTAGAACAAAGTAAACTATTTATATAAGTAAAATTATATTTAAATTTAGAATATGGAAAATAATCAAAATAACGATTTAACGGTTTGGCAGAGGCTTTCACAAGCATTCGGGCCAAACTCGTTATTAAATCAAGACTACCCAACATATAAGTTAGACAAGAAGGAATTATTAAAAACTACTTCTCAAGCAGAATACGAAAGAGAGAAATTACAAGCTCAACAAACTTTCTATTTAGCAAATCAATGGACAAAGATTGAAAGTAATCTTTATACCCAAGCCGTGTATTATGAACCAACTCGTTTGGCATCATTCTATGATTATGAGTCAATGGAGTATACTCCTGAGATATCAGCAGCATTAGACATTTACGCAGAAGAGTCTACAACGGTTGATGAAAATGGATATGTGTTACAAATCTATTCAGAATCAAAAAGAATTAAATCAATTCTAGCCGACTTATTCAATAACGTATTGGATATTGACACCAACTTGACAATGTGGACAAGAAACACTTGTAAGTATGGTGATAACTTTGTTTACTTAAAGTTAGATTCAGATAAAGGAATTGTTGGTTGTATGCAATTACCAAACATTGAAATAGAACGTTTGGAAAGAGGTATGGCCGCAAAATCTGCAAATGTTGAAGAACCTGCGGAAAACAAAGGATTAAGATTCCATTGGAAAGCAAAAAATATGGAGTTCAACTCTTGGGAGATTGCTCACTTTAGATTATTAGGTGACGATAGAAAACTTCCTTATGGTACTTCTATGTTGGAGAAAGCGAGACGTATTTGGAAACAATTATTATTATCTGAAGACGCGATGTTAATCTACAGAACGGCAAGAGCCCCTGAAAGACGTGTATTTAAAGTATTCGTTGGAAATATGGATGATAAAGATGTTGAGGCTTATGTACAACGTGTTGCAAACAAATTTAAAAGAGACCAAGTAGTTGATGCTAAAACCGGAAACGTGGATATGAGATTCAACCAAATGGCTGTTGACCAAGATTACTTTATCCCTGTTCGTGATGCCGCACAAGCATCTCCAATAGAAACATTACCGGGAGCAACAAACTTATCAGAGATTGCTGACATCGAATATATCCAAAAGAAATTATTAACCGCTCTTAGAGTACCAAAGGCCTTCTTAGGTTTTGAGGACGCTGTTGGTGGTGGAAAAGATTTATCTTTAATGGATATTCGTTTTGCAAGAACAATCAACAAGATTCAAAAATCTATGGTTGCCGAATTAAATAAAATTGCAATCATACATTTATTTTTATTAGGTTTTGAAGATGAGTTATCAAACTTTACACTAGCATTAACAAATCCATCATCTCAAGCCGATTTATTAAA